AGACCGCCCGACGAGCGGCGCAAAACATTCGAGCTATTGAGCCGCGCCTCTGTCAAATTCCGCGCCACGTCTCCCGCAGCGTCTAGCCCGGCCGCCACCCGACCGTCAGTCAATTCCGTCGGCCGCCCCGAAATATGAGAGCCCCAGGCCGCGGTGTTTAACGTCGCCAGCGCGCCCCGGCCGGCGAAGTCGGCGGCGGTCCCTTCGGCGGTGCGATCAGCGAGTCGATCGACCGGGCCGGGAGCGTAGGGCGGCGCTTCTGTTTGACCGGCCGACACAACCGCAAGCAGGGGCTCGGCCATCCACGCCGCAGCAGACGCCGCACCGCTGGCAAGCACACGCACAAAGACCGTTGCGCTCGCCGCATTGGCTGGCGCTGTGGCGATGACCGATGACCGGGGCCAGGAAACCACGTCAACGGAATCGCCGTTAACGCCGGCCCCAAGCCATGCCGAACCGCTTGCATCTCCGACGTTGTTTCCGGACGCATCTAGAAAGATCATGAACACAAGCGCCCCACCCCCGTTGAGAGCGGCAACCCGCGCGGCCGCCGCAACGCGGTCTCCGGCTTTGCAGGGCATGGCGTATCGCTGCACACCTCCTAGACTTAAATCGTTCCTCGTAATCGCGATGTCCCAAACCGTGCCGTTCGCGGGCGTGTTTGACACCGCGCCCTTGATCGCGCGGCGGCCGCCTCGGGTGATAATGCTCCGGGTTACGCTCGCGCCGCCGTTGCCGTCCCAGCCCGCCACCCAACCCAGCGGCGGAAATGATCCTAAAAACTCGCTGTTGACGGCCTGATTATCGCCCAACGGAACCCGCGCATTTGAGGCTTGTCCCTCGGTCGCCGTTGCCCCCCACTGCCGGCCGGCGAAGTCGGCGGCGGTATTGTCGCCGGTCCGGTCGGCGATCACGTCCGCGCGGCCCGCGACATAAAGCGGGGCCTGTGTCTGCGATGCCTCGACAAGGCAAAGCATCGCCTCCATGGCCCAAGCAACCGGCGAGGCGCCGACATTCGTGCCGGCGCGCAAGCGCAGGTTTGCAAAGGCGGCGTTGGCTGGCGCGGTGGCGAAGTGCGTCACTCGGCTGTAGTTGGCCGGGTCGTTGCCCGGGGAGTTATTGGCCGCCCCTCCATTGGTTGCGACCTCGCCAAGGTAAACGCCGTCTCTGTTGTACCAGTGAATGTTTACTTGAGCGGTCAGACACGCCGAATTGAACGCAAGCAAAGCTGATGCAAACACGCGGTCGCCCGCTTTGACGGGCAACCAGTATCGCGAATCTGGCCCGCCAGAGCCGATTTCAAAGGCCCCGCCATAAGGCCAAGAGCCGTTAGCAGCGGCCCGCAATGCGCGGCGCTCGCTTCCCTCAATCGTTTGCGCAACGCCCGCGCCTGTCGATCCGGCCCATATCGGCGCCCAAGCGTAAGCCCCGCGCGAAAACTCGCTGTTTACGATGCTGTTAGAGCCCAGCGGAACACGGGCGTTGCTCGCCTGGCCCTCCGTCGCCGTCGCGCCCCACTGCCTTCCCGCGAAGTCCGCCGCCGTGCCCTCGGCGGTGCGCACCTCCGCCTGGCTCATCACGGTCGAGCCGTCGCTGCGGAAGAGGTTCGTCCCTGCTCGAGCGCCCACGGTCGCCGCTAGATCGCCGGTGTATAGACCGCCCGACGAGCGGCGCAGAACATTCGAGCTATTGAGCCGCGCCTCTGTCAAATTCCGCGCCACGTCTCCCGCAGCGTCTAGCCCGGCCGCCACCCGACCGTCAGTCAATTCCGTCGGCCGCCCCGAAATATGAGAGCCCCAGGCCGCGGTGTTTAAGGTCGCCAGCGCGCCGCGGCCGGCAAAGTCCGCCGCCGTCCCCTGCGCCGTGATGACGTCCCCATCCCCCAGGGTCACGGTGTCGGCCGTGTTTCGAAGGTTGACTCCCGTGCGCGCGCCGACGGTGGCATTATCCGCCGGGCGGCCCGTCCCACTCACTTGCGCCCAGATAGCCGTGCTGCCTAGCTGCGCGCCGTCCGTAAGCTGATTAGTATTCGTCGCCAAGTTAGGGCCTGTAACCCACGCCCCACCGACACGGTAATAGGTGATCTGCGGGTTGGCGTCCGTGTCGTGCCACACATCTCCGTCTACCGCGCCGGCCGGCGCGCTTGCTTGCGCGAACACCCGGTTCACGGTCGCGTTGTCGGCGGGGCGGCCGGATCCAGTGACCCCAGTCCAAGGCACAGACGCGGCGGTTCCCGGGAATGACGGCAACGTCCCGCTCGCCGTCACGCTCGCGGCATTAACGCTGTCGAGGCCAATCACGTCCACGGCTTTGACCCGATAAACGGTGTCCGCGCTTAGGCTCTCTTGCAGACCGATTGTGGTTGCCGTGAAGTAGCCCACATGGCTGGCGCTGGACCAGCCAGTCCCTCCCCTGCGCACCTCATAGGCCCACAGGTCAATGTCTGTGACCGCATTGAACGTAAGCACAACCCCGTCAATCCGACGGGAGACCGTGAGCCCTGTGACGTCGGCGGGTCGTGTGGTCTTCCCAATGATGGTGTGGTTGGTCAGCGTGGCCCAAGCGGAAGGCGTGCCCCCATTGGACCAAGCCCGGACGCGCACATCATACGCCTCCCCTTGGGTGACGTTGGTGATGTAGATGATCGGAGCTTCCGGGGTTGCCTGCGCGGCCGGGGTCCAGTCCCCTCCGCCCGCATTGCGGAATTGCACCTCAAAGCGCGCGACTGCGATTTGGTCGTTTCCGCGGGGGATGATCCTGACCATCAGCCGCTCTTGCAAGGTGCCGTCCGCAAGACGCAGCAAGGCCGCCTCTGAAGAGGTCAAGGATATGGACGGGATCGCCGGCGCATCCTGCACATGCCGGCGGCCTGAGATAAACGTGTGAAACGTCGGAATTGTGCCGGTGTCGGCCGTCCACACGCCCGCTTGCGCATCGACAAGGGTCAGCCTTGCCGTCAGGTCTTCACCCGCCTCAATGCTTTTGACGATCATTGGGGCGGTTTCAATGCCCGCTTGCCCGAACGCGTAAAGATCGCCCGCATCGGGGGCCGTGCTTGCAGCGATTGGCGTGACAAGCTGCACCGTTTCTTGAAACCCGTTCACCGTAACGACGGGAAGCAGGACTACGGCGCCATTTCGCCGCCGAACGCGGACAGCGTAGCTTTGCCCCGTTTCCATCGTGACAGGGCTATCTAGATCAAAGTGCGTGACGTTAGGCCCGCTGACCGTGCGCCCGCTGATCCGCCCAGACCCTAAGCCGACCTTAATGACATCGTATTGCAGCCGCACAAGGTCTCCCTTGGTGCAGCGAATGTGCTCGATGTCCATTGAGATAGAGTGTTCTTCGGGCCTTAAAAGCAGGGTCGCGAGGTGGTATCGGCCCTCTCTCCAAGCTTGAGTGGATGAGGTCGCTCCGGGGAAGTTGAGGATTTCAAATTTCGTCGCAGCGACGTTCCCCCCACCCGCTTCTTTCGCATACCCGTCCCGATAGACGATCACCTCGTCCGGCTCGTTGTTTTTGTCCTTGTTGGAGAAGGTGCAGCGGAAGGCGTGGGGGATGTCCACAAAGGCCTTCCGCCCTTCGTAGCCATAGCTGTTCCGCGGAGTGATGACCTGCACCGGGACCGTCTGCTCCACATCCCTGACGACAGAATACTTCCCATCGACGATGGTGAAGCTCGCCCGACCATGGCCGGCAATGTCCTGCATAGCCGTGTAGATTGAGCCGCCCTCAATCACGTTGTCATAGGTCCAGCGGGGTTCTGCCGCATTGGGGGCGGTCGCAGCGCAGGCATCGGCCCACGCCTTAATTCCCGGTCCGTCGATGCGGGCGTCAGGGATCACCCGGTTCTGCCCTCGCCAGCGCATGACATGGGCATAGGCCCAAGCAGGGTTAGAGCTGATGACCGGGTTGGCGTCATCCCAAGACGTGCCGTCAAAGGTGGGCAGATAGCTTTCGGCTAGACAGTTGATGGTGTCGGGCGCGCCGTTGAGCTGTTCGCTCGCCTCAAGGCGCAGCGCGATCTGGGCAAGGCCCGGCATGGTCACGGGCGTGTCGGTGGAGATCGACCGAAGCGCAGTCCAATAGACGTCATCGACGTAAGTCGGGTCAGACCCTTGCGCCGGACCGTTATGCTTCACCCGCACGTCCCACTGACCGCTTGAGCCGGTGGAGAAGCGAGCGGAGCGGACGATGGGGTCCGCGCTCAAGGCCTGCACCCGAATGGTGCCGTTCGTCCCGGTGCCGAGGGCGGCGTTGGGTTCAAGCCAAGTCGGCGTGAGCCAAGATCCCGTTGTCCCCGCCGCTCGATACTGGACCTGCACGTCCACATAGGTCTCGTATCGGCGGCCTTGAGCGTTGGCCCGGAACATTCCCCGGGGGGCGCTGATGTCGAGGGAGATTTCCGACGTGTTGAGCCGAGACGTGCGCGTGATCCAGCCCCCCGGATCGCTGAACGTGTAGCTCGTGGGCGCCACAAGAGCGGGCGCGCTCAAGGGCACGTCCGGTGTGGCGTCCGTGTAGGTGGACCACAAATCAAAGCCTGGCGTCCATCCCCCTGGGGGGCTCCCGCCCGGAGCGGTGTCGGTGGACCGCTGCAGTTTGATGGTGAGGCCGTCTTCCCTGACGACCCGGGTGAAGAGCGTAATGGGGGCGTCTGACAACGTGCCTTCGCGGATCTCAAACGCGGCCCCAGGAAACGCCGTGATCGGGGTGTCCCCGATGCGCAGATCGGTAATCCTCAACCGGCCATAGCCCACGAGCAAGAGCATCCGCAAAAACTGCTTGCCGTTGAGGTTTTCGGTATAGGGGCGCGCCGCCAAAAGCGGGAACATCCGCCGCTTGCCCAAGACCCGAGGGATGGGGGCATAGGGGGCGAACTGGTTGCGGATGCCGGTAAGCATCGCGTAGGGGTTGCCGTCCTGCTGGCCCCAGCCGTATTGCGCCCCAGGGGGCCTGGGAGGCGGGACGATGGCGTCCACAAGATAGAAACCCGCCGTGGCGATCGCCGCAGACACCGCCATGTTGGCGGCGAAGGCCCCGATCTTGGCCAGAGTCCCCGCCCCTTTCGCAGCCTGAAAGAAAGCGCCCGGTCCCCCAAAGTAGGCCGCGATGACCACAACCGCGAGCATGAGGATGACCCGAAGGGGGTTCTTGTCCTCGCCGTCTCCCCCTCCCCCGCCATGAAGCCGGACTTGGATATAGACGGATCGTCCCTCTTTCGGCCGGACCCGATGCCAGCGGTCTCGGGGGATCTCCACGTCATCTACATAGACGTGGACGTGAGGCAGGATGCGCTTGCCCACAAAGCCCGCCATGCGGACCATATCCGCCAAGGTGGAGCCCTCAGGGGCCAACATGACCGCATTGCGCGCCTTAAAGGGGCTGTCGTGGATGACGACAGGGGTTTGAAAGCGAGCGGGGCTCTTTTCCGGCGTCACGGGGTGAACCTGTGAAAGGAGATGATCCGACGTTTCCAAGCCAAGCCCTCATAGGTCTCGATGCACGCCCCGTTGGCCTGCTCTTCAGTGTGGAGCATCCACCCAGGCACGAGGATAAGTCCGCAGTGAAAGGGGTGGCGGCCCGTCCGCATCAAGATCACATCGCCTAACGTGACCTGATCGGCGGGAACCTCAGGAAAGCGCCGGCTATAGGCCAGAGCCTCTTCCGCAAGGCCTGCCCGATCGCATCCAGGGGTGAACAACGGGCCGTCGTAAGGCGGGAGGGGTTTGCCCAGCTCGCGATCGTGGATGAGGGCGACCAGGCCCCAACAGTCGGCCCCGTCCAGGCCTTTTCGCCCTGCCACATAGGGCAAGCCGACATAGTTTGCGGCCCATGGGGGGAAGTCGGGGCGCGCCATCCGCCACCGTCAGAACAACGCCGGGAGGCGAGACGGGGTAATTGTCTCGGCCACGGGCTCGGTGATAAGATCCTCAAACCGCAGAAAGCCCGTCACCGTGGAGACGTTATAGGTCACATCCCGGAGCTTCAGGGGAGGAAGGGCAATTTCGACTGTGTTGGGCGTGTCGGCCAAGACCACCTCGACAAGCACATCGGGCGCGTCGGTGATGGATCGGATTGTCTCGACGATGACCCGATCAGTGTTGTCGATGGAGAGTTGCGCTTCGCCCGGCCCATCGCCCCCCTGCCCCGGCATGATGAACTCAAAGGCGTAGGCTTGGAAGGTGTTCCCGCGCGAGGTAACGGCCTCGTTGTTATGCACCACGCGGATGGGTTGAGCGAGGCTCGCGTGCGAGATCGTCAACAGGACAAGCCACACCTCATCGGTGGTCTCGTCCATGAGGCTATCAAGCGCTGGGGTGGAAAGCGTGCGCGCCACTACTTCACCTGTAGCTGGATCTGCACTCGGCGGTTATCAACGCCGAAGACGGGGGCTCGATACTTCGTCATGGCTTTGAAGGAGGCGTTGGCCCTGGTGGTGGGGTGGACCCAATCAAAGGCCAATGACCCGTCCTTGAGGTCATCCCGCCAGAACGTCTTGAATGTCTCAAATTGAGCCGCGGTCATATCGATGGCGCCGGAGATGATGTCGTATTGGCCCGTGAAGCGGCGGCGGACCTTCACGTCCCCCGTCTCCATCGGCGTGCGGATGGCGTTGTCCGCCGGCTCTTCGGAATAGCCGGCGACATTGAAATACTGAGGGAGAGTTCCAGGCCAGGCGGGCATAATCTGTCCTTAGGCTTGGCGGACCAAGGGTTGCGCTCCGTAACGGGAGCGCATGGCCCCATCAGTCTTGCCGGCGGCGACGTTTTTGCGCTGGCTGTCGCGCAGGGTCATTTCGATCATGCGGCGGCCGTCAGGTCCGCGGCGCTCCTGCATCTCGACAGGCTCCGCATCCGCCCCCCGCTGATCGTTGATGACGATCTGCACCCCGCCCCCATCCCCGGTGTTTTGCACACCGAGACGGCCGTCAGGCCCCCGAGCGAGAGGAAGGATGGCTTCCGCCCCCGCTTCCGCCAAAGACCCAATCCCGCCATTCGCCATGGGGAAGTAGCCCATGGAAGCGGTGACGCCCCCAAGGCTGTGAGGGATGATCGCCATGCCGTCAAAGGCGTTGCCGAAGGCGGATTTCTTGCCGGGGAGCTTACCCTTGCCCCCTCCCCCGCTGAAGCCGGGGATGAGGTTTTCAAGGAAGCGAGTGAAGAAGTTGGTTCCGGCTTCGGAGATGGCCCGCCGCCAAGGCGCGGTCAGGTTGCGGGCGATGTCCTCGCCGATGTCAAGGGCGATGTCGGCCAGCGACCACATCACGTCCTCGGCTTCAATCCGCCCCCGGCGGAAGCCGTTGCGGATCGCGCCGAAGAACGTGTTTTCTAGGCCTTCGCCCAAACGGCGGCCGGAGCGCTCCAGGCTGTTGATCCAGCGCATTTCGCGTTCAGCTTGATCCTGCGCCTCGATGTTCTTGCGGGCCTGGATCGCCAAGTCTTCGCGGCTAATCTCCACGGAGGCCGCGCGAGCACGGCGCTCTAGCTGTTGAAGCTCTAAGGCAATGCGGCGTTCGCGGTTGAGCCCAATGGCCAAATCCGTCTCTTCCAGCATCTCGCGCCGCCGACGGTCCAAGCTGTCGATAAACTCGCTGCGGTCCAACACGTTCTGCTCGCCTTGCAGCGCTTCCATCGCGCCCCGCACGCCGGGGTTTTGACGGTCGGCCTGTTCCGCCGCGAGACGGTTCATTTCGCGGCGGCGGGCGACAGGATCGCCCACGGTTTCGAGAGCGGCGTTGACGCGCTCCAGATCGCGACTGATTTGGTCTTGCGCGCGGGCCAAGGCCACGTCGGCGT